CTTCTAAAACCACATCTGCGTAGCCTGTTGGTGGTTCGAACATCTTGTTTGTATCCGCAAACCGACCTTCTTGTATACGATTCACCCATATTACAAAGTCCGGGTTGAATTTAGTTCTAGCCTTTTTAGTGGGGCATACAAAATCAGCCACCGCGTAACCACCATACTTGGTCGCGAAGTCGCACATAACGCCCATGCGTCTTGCATGTTCTAGTCTAGCTTCTTCATCGAACCCTAAATCTTTATTAATTTCCTGCCTAACCGCGTCTGCGTTGAACCATACCGCTTTTAATCTAGGTACTAATAATTCAGCTATTGTGGTCTTGCCAGAACCAGGGAGCCCCATTATTAATATCTTCCGTTTCAATTGAATACCATTGTCGTCTGTCATACTAATATTTATTCAAAAAAGTGAATGTGCACGTGAATTCCACTCGAGCGAGACTTGAGTTTAAACATGTTTGTCCAGCTATCCGAAAAAAAAGTTAAAAAAAAATAAATATATACATGGGAATTGTGACTATCAATGGAAATTTAATATTTCCCCCTAGTGAATTGTTGGTTGTCAGAGACATAACTTTATATTGTAATATATTTAAAAAATACAGCGTGTTGTTACATGTTGATAATCAATATAAAGACTTATATTATAATTACTTAAAAGACCATGGGTGTTATGATTATATAGATGAAATTGTGGAAGAACTGGAACCGGGAAGTCGTATAATAAGTGATATTAGTCCTTACAACATAAAAGTCCGGAAGATATGGGCCGGTAATCTAAACAGAATATTGTCTAGTCTGTGACTTTATCCGGACAAAGCGCAAAGCGCGCTTATTGTGGATACAGCTGATACTGTAGTGAAATCATGCACGTTGATGTAATTTTGACCGCTATATGATTCTGTATAACCAGCGTCACTAGCCAGAAAATAACCAGACGGGCCTTGTAGTATTATGTCTAGAGTTCCTGGTGCTAATACGGTTTGTAGATTGAACGATATTCGAGTGTCGGATAAAATTCTAAATGTTTCAAGCTTCACTCCAACAAACGCCGGGTTCTCATCTTGTAATCGAGTGCATGAGTTTGCAAACGGGTTATAAACACTCGCGCTTATTGGTAGGATCAAATCGTTACTCGCGCTTAAATAGATGCATTGAGTGAGTAACAAATTATGACCTTGAATATGACATGTGTATAATTCTTCACTGGATAAGGGTTGAGTTGTTATGTCGCTGACTTTAAGTTTATTATCAAATGACCACCACGTCACATCTGGACTTCCCCTCAATGGACCTTTCCGATTGTTTGTATAACTTCCTGTCGATTGAAGCTCACATGAGTTTTTTAAATCCTCTAAATATTCACGATCAACACTTGGAGATAATCTAGGGTCGTTGTTTCGATGATCGCTAGGTTGATTTGTAAGGTATGTTGGCATTATGTATCGTAGTTGTTGTTGAGGTTTTTATAATCATCTAAACTTCCAGATTTTAAAGAGTCTATATCATCAACTGTGACCATGTTCGTGTTTATATCAAAAATAGTACCAGTAGCAGTTTTTGGTGGTTTAGTGAATAACCATCCCTTTATAGTGAAATTTGTATCTGCTGTTACTCTATACACATCAGTACTTTTCATTTCTTTAGGATAATCTAAATTGATCTCACCATTCCACAATACTTCTGACCTAAGTTCTTGTATTGGAGATTCTGCGTCTATAAACGCATCATCAGATCGCGGAGCTTGAGGTATTTTCCATGACAGTATTATGTATGGGTTTGCGTATGGGGCGAAATTGGTTATGATCTGATCCATATCAGATTGATATTTTGTTATTATGGACAGGGTAACATCTATATTAACTGGGTTCACCGGGGTCACATTATCATATGCAGAAGAAATGTTTGGAGAGTTATAATTACGAGGATAATAAAAACCGTCAGTTTTGTTAAAAACTCTCCCAGGGTCTCTACTTATACCTGCAATTGTCACGGCAACTGCTGGTAAAGTTATGTGTTGAGATTTGTTAATTAAATCATGTATCACGCGTTGCTTAGGAGCATACACATACCTGACTTGAAATTGTTTTGTTGGTTTTCGGTCTTGATTATATCTTTTGATAGTCACATCATCAAAAGCGGATAAAAATTGGGTTATTAAATCTTTTATTTCAAAATTATGTGTATGATACTTCACATAATTATTTATTAAACGAACCGTTGTAAGAAATGATTAGGTAGCTTCGATACGCATTTAGGTATTATCCGGCATATATTACCGTCTAAAATGTATGTAACTGACCAATCTACTGAGGAACGAGTCGCTCTACCTGTAGCTTGAATTAAACTATTTAGCATTTTATTCTCATACCATTCCGGTGAGGATTTAAATAATTTCATAGAGCGTTTGTCATGTAGTGATATATACGGTAATTTGACTATTATTTGAAACCTGGCTAGATCATCAATTAAGTCAATCCCATGTGTTAACGACGGAGACATTAACACAGATGGATTATTATCCTCTGTATGTTTTTGTATAATATTTTCATTTGTTTGTCCCGGTTCTCAAGCATACACATTATGATCACATTCTAAATGTTTGTTAACCATATCAGTTATTTCATGTGTATGCGTATGTATTACGCCTTTTTCTTTACTATGTTTCAATAGTATTTGGTTAATTAGTTTTGTAATTTTAGGTACATACACGTTTAAATTTTTTTTATTTAACGGATATTTTTTTGAACATATGATAGGAGACTTGGCTGGATCAAAGTCTGAATCTATCTCTATATACTCATACGTGTCTATACCTAAGGATTTTGTAAATTCCTTATGATCTACTATGGTAGCACTCATCAATAAAACTTGTTCTGTACCTTCAAATATATTTGATGCTAGTTTATCAACCTTCAATGGAGTTAAATTTAATTGAGTGTAGTTTTTTTCAATAATATACTCACAGTCATACCAGTGGGATATACATGTATGTATTTTTGTATGTAGTAAATTAATAAGTTTGTACCGAGTTATGTCTCTAGTACTGACCGATGATTTTTTTTGAAAATGTTTTTGTAAGTATTGTTTATCAGTGGTTAGCTGTTCTAGTATGTTTTGTAACCATATTAAAGTTTTACTAGGTTCATCAGTAATTATTTTTTCATATTTTATATTCAACCGATCTAGAGCGTCATACTGCACGTTGCAACTATACTTACTAACAAGTTCATTCTCTAATTCACTAGCTTCATCACATATTATAAACTGCCTTTTTCTTAAATGTTTAGGTAAGCTCATAAACATACTGTAATTCAATGTTCCAAACTTACTTATCAATATATTATTTCTATCATTATGATAAGGACACTTGCCCTTTAATCGATGCTCATCTAAGATCTTTTTAGGTATAACCGCAGATTCCATTTCCACATCCATTTTACTATCTATAGTACTTGTATAATTGGCTTTACCTTTCAGTACTGAGCAGTTGAACAACTCATGATACTGATCTTGTAAAGATTTGGTTATTGTTAGAGAAAAACCGCCATGAGCTGGAGATTGGTCGTACGTTTCATGGAGCATATATTCCCCATACTGATCCACCTTAAAAGCTTCAAAACTTTCGATTCCGGAAATATATTCATCTGTAGGTTTTTTAGAACTGTTTGAAAGAGTACTAGCATAAAAACTTTTACCGCTTCCAGTTGGGGCACATAACACTACAAACCTGTTACTTTTAAAGGCTTGTTGTATTTTAGTTATTGTTTTTGATTGAACTATGGTAGGTTCATAACCAGCCGGGAAGTAGTTAATCAGGCTCACATATATATATTAAGATACACTTTAAGTTTTATCAACAATATTGTTTGTTACAATTTTCAATTGACCATTCAAGAACCTATTTACTTTTCCAGTTACTAGATTCTCCATACTAGTTATGGTATCTATTATACCCTTACCTAGAGTTGGGAAGGTGTAGTCAAAACACACACATATTTGATTTTTATCATTATATCTATTCATTTTAAAAGGAAAAGGTATATCGTATGATTTTGGAGTGTTGGTTGTTTTAGGTATCATGAAAAAACTAACGTATGGTCCTTTGTGTGAAACAAGTAACAGTTTACCTTGTTTTATAGCTCTATTGTTGAGTACAAATTTAATCTCATTCTGTAAAAATGGTAGGAATAGATTTTCAATATTTTCTTTAACGAGCATTACTGATTCATATAAGCTGCTTTCTCAGCTGATGACATAGGTATTATATTTGCGTTAAAATAATTCCAGAACTCTTCATCAGTATTATATGTCTGTTGTATGCTGACTGATTCTGCGCTTATCATTCTAAAATCTTGAACTAATATATCCCACGCTAGTGCGAGATTTTTTTGTACCGGGTTGTATGTTTTGTTAAAACCTGCAGGTGGTAGATAGTTGAGAACTGTTCGGCCATTCACACTGTTGAGTATACTCTCGTTCATAGTACAGAGCATCCGCCGGAAACTACCTCTGTTGTTTGGCCGGCGTCTCTGAAAAGTCAATTCCACAACATTGCTTCTCAAAAGCTCTGAAAGCTGACTAGCGTTCATATATTAAGAATTTTTTATTTTATGTAATTTTCCAAAAATTCTCTGAGCGTTAATGAATTGACCTTTTGAAATATTTACGTAATTTTTACCCTCTTTGATCATGATGTTACTCACCGGAATTCCCATGTTGTTTGGGAATGTTACAAAATCACCTTTTTCTGTGTTGGTCGCTTTAGAACCTTGCAGTACAATTTTTCCAACTCTCCAGGCTCTAGGATTCGCATTTTTAGGAACAACAATACCACCTCGGATAATTTCATTACCTTGTTCGAATTCATCAACAAACTCTATGAGTACTATGTCATCCTCTACCGATTCAATAGCGTACCCCATCAGTGCGGAGTCTAGTGAGTCATCATGGGCTTTACTTAAATCTATCAAGCTCTCAGAAGGAGCGATTGCGTCAATGCTTGCTGTGTTTTGTGTTGTCATATTTTGAAGTGTCTATACCTAGCTGGTTACAATAAGACTTAATCTCTCTAACTGAAAGTTCAACTCCTGAAGCGATCATACTGTACGTTTCGTTTTCACTTTGTTTGGGTTGCTTCTTTATGTAGCTTATTCTTTTGAATCTGCACTTAGGTAATATGTTGTGTAGGAATTTATAATGTGTCAACTTGTTTGTCAATATTGTATGTAAACTGTTTGCTGTGTGATTGATGATTGTACACGTGTCCGGACTGTACATGGACACCCATCTGTTGATTAAAAATGGCTGATAATCTTGTTCATACTCTATTGTGTCTTTACTCTCTAGTTTTTTAGAGTG